GATATTATCCTGACCCGCATCATGGTCGATCTGACTGGCCTGAACTCTGGCGGCACGGCTGGCGATGTGATTGGTGTCAACGGCACGGGTGCTGCGCATCTCGGCCAGATTACCACGGCGCGCAATGGCGTTATTTTCGGGGTCCGAATGACGTGCCTTGAAGCACCTGTTGGCGGCGATACTGACTTTGATCTGTATTCGGCAACTGCCGCAACCGGGGTTGAGGACACGGCAATCTCGGCAATCAGTGGCACGCAAGTGATCAACGCCGGGGTGCAGTCTCTTGGCACAGCCACGGCAGCAGGCGACTTGACGGTGTGCAAGGTCGTGCCAATGGTCGCCGAGGTCTTGGTCACGAGAACTACGTCATTGACGCGCATCCCCAATGCCGAGCCATCGGTAAAGTAGCCAACGCCCGCGACGGTCGTGTGAACATCCGTCGAGGCATACTGCCACCAAGTCGGACCGCCGATGCCAGGAACATAGGCGCGTGGCGGGTTAGTTGTTGCATAAGCCATATTCTAGCCCTCCTTACGAGCCAACGTGAGCGCTGCCATCGTGGTTCATAACCACAACGCCGCTGTTTTGCAGAAGTTCAGTTCCCATATAGCCCGACGCACGCGCCCAGCTATAATCTTGTTCATCATGCATGCCGACCTTCACATCCATACCGCCCACGTTCATTGCGTGGCCGATAGCATCGCGATGGAACAGGAAGCACTTTTCAGCACTGGTGCCGACACCTGGAACGTTCGGGTGAACGATCCAGTTAATGTCGAGCCAACGCTTTGCGCGAACGCGATCAGTCCAGCCGCTGGTGTTGTTTGCCATCGGTTTCAGATCGACATAATCCGCAGAGGTATAGGCTGCGACGTTCAGCAAGTAGGCATGGAACGACGGCGAAATGACGCCCATGATGTTCATGTCCCACGGCACTTCTGCAAGTTGCAGGATAGCAGCGGCTTTCAAAACCAGAGGCAAAGAACCCGTGGTTGCAGCGCCAGTGTTGACGGTGCCAGTTGCCAATTCGGTCAGGATTTGATCATCAATCTTGCGGTTGATAACCTTGACCACGTTCTTCTGCATGATCGAACGCTGGTTGCCCTGCGATGCGAAGATGTTGAAGTTGTTCATCTGGATCAGCTTGTGCCATTCCGTCATGGTGATCGGGACTTGCACCAGATCGTTTTCGCCAGCCGGGATCAGACCGTTGACGCCGCGCGTGGTGGCAGTTGCGCCGCCCGAGCCAGCCACAAGGAATGTCGCGATTTGCCCGCTGACCATTGCTTCGGTCGTGCAGGCTTGGCGCAGAAGGCTTTCGCCCGCTTCAAAGGCCGCGATAGTCTCATCGCGATACATTGTCATAAAGGCAGTATTTGCCATGGTGGTTACCTCATTGGGTTGTGGAATGAGGCACTGGCAGGTTCAGGTTGTCCGATTATGTCGCGCGGGTTGCCCGTGAGGGTCCGCTATTGCAATGGCATCGGGGCATCGTCTGAAGTGCGGGTCTTTGGTGTAGAATGTGGCGGTCTATCGCTAGGTTGCCGCCACATGAAGTCAGTTCGATAGTTTATCACGCGCCATGATAAGCGTTTGGTAGCGAGATTGCAACTTCGTATCCTTATCGTATCCGGCCCGGTCGCTTCGCATCTTGGCTTGGATTGTGGCAATTTCAGTTTCAACACTTTCAAGCTGCGAAGTTCCCGCACTTGGGGCCACAAAACCGGACGGGTTAGCCTCTTGTGCAAGACTTGCCAGCCATTTCAGCGCGGCAGGGTTATTGCCGAGCATGGTTCCGTCAGACAGCCGCGCACCCATCAGCAAATCCTTGAGTGGCGCACCATCATCCGTTGGCGGGGCCGCATCAAGGAATGACATGATCGAATTGACATTACTGCGAAACTCGCCGCCCCATTCAGCCCGCAAGGCATCCTCTGACGCCTGCTTGAATGTCTTGTCAGCCAAAGACGTTGCTGCGATCTGTTCTTCTTGCTGGCGGTAATACCAATCCAGCGCCTTGGCGACCACAGCGGGCGGGGCGTTCTGCCCGTGAACATCGGCAAGGAAGCTTTCAAGCATCGGCTTATCGTCAGCCCCAATGACCAAGCCATCTGGCAGCTTTTCAAGATAACCGTCTGGTGTTTCTGGAATGCCGTTATCCTTGCGCCATGCGGTTACTTGCTCAGGCGTGGCATTGTCCGCCAGCTTTGCTTTGATTTCACCCGCTGACATTTTCTTTTCAAGTTCGCGGTTTGACTTGTAAACATCAACCGGGCTGCGAAACCGATCAAGGCGCTTGCGCTCTTTCTCATCGCCGCCCGCCATCAGGTCGCGCCAATCCTCGCGCCAATCTGGAATGACTTCCTTTTCTGCCGCCGCAACTGTGTCGTTGCCTTGAGCGGCTAACGTGTCAGCCCCCTGCGCAGCAACAACGGTGTCTTGGCCTGTGATAACAGCCTGTCCATCCGGGTTATCCGTTGCCGGGGCCGTGGTTTCAGTATCAGTCATTTTTGCTCCTAAGTTTTGCCACCACAACAGGCGGCATGTTGATCATCTTCACCAGTTGCATCCCGACATGGCGCTTGCCCTCGGCGAATGCAGTTTCCCTTTCCCCGCCATCAGCATCAGATCGGAATGACAACTCATAGGTGTCCGCCGAGGCAATCACCCAATCCAAAACGCGGCGCTGTTGTGCCGCATCGCCCTTGCCCGCAAACACCGCCTTGATCGCATCAACGTCTTGCACATCATACGCTGCTGGCATCCATGCCGGGGAACGCTTTTTCACTGCACACCCAAGGTTTGGCTGGCACGACCGAGCGTTTCCGCCACATCCGCGCCCTGTTGCATGGTGCCGAGCAGTTGCGCGGCTTGAGCCTTCATGTTTTCCGCATCCTCACCCGCCTTTACATCCTCAGGCGAACGCAGCCACTTGGCAGGCGCACCAATGCCATTCAGCACATCGCGCAGCGTGGTTTTGAAGTCCATGATCTGCACTGCCGAAGGATCGACCGCCGTTGCCTCTGCAATCATAGCCTTGGCCTCTAGGAACTTCTGGCCCTTGGCACGCTCGATCATTTGTGCAAGCGGGGATTCGAATGCAAACGACACATCCTTACCGCGAATGCTTTCGGGAATATCATCGGCAGGGCCAAACGCCCCGGCACGCATCAGCGTCTCGAATGTAATCTCACAGATCGCGCCGTTGTAGTCATTTTCCATCGGCTCAAACAGCGGCAGGGCGTTGCGGATGTATTCCTGCACCCGCTGGCCGACTTCATAGGCCGTCATTTCACCGCCGCCCGCTGGTGGCATCGACAGGGTGTTGAGATAGAACGCCTCACGGATCATTTGCGACGTGCGGTCAGACAATTCCAAGCCAAAGGAAAGCCCCGTCTTATCTTGCGTCAAAGGCCGCAAAACCTCGCCTAGGCGCTCGTCATATTCCGCGTCGATAGCAGTAAACCCACCCGCATAGACGTTCATATCGCCGCGAATGGCCTCAGCTACACCGATCAATGGCGGGTTTGCAGCGCGTTCGCCAGCATCCAGCAAGGATAGCGTCATGGCCTGCAACAACCTGGCATCAGGTAGCGCAATCAAAGACGCTGGGGAATAGGCATATTGAGAGCCTGAAATGGTAGCCCATCGCGGGATGGTGTAAACCATTGTCCAAGAACCGCGTTCTTCAAGGATATGGCCGTTTTCCTGATCAATGAACATAGAAACCCACGGCTGATTGATCTTCTTGCCGTTGTAGTTGTCCGACCTGATCACGCAATGCCGCACTAAAGCCTTGGCTTGCGGCTCTTTCGTGCGGCGCTCCTGCATCTTGGGATGCGCGGTGTTTGGAAATGCGGCGCAGAGTTCTTCAACGGTTGGCATCCAGTTGCGATGCACTTCCCCGATCTGCCCATAGCTATCCTCAGCCCAAACCGTATCTTTGAGGTGCCAGCAGCGATAGAGCAGCGTGTTATCCCGGCGATTTAACTCAGTGGACAGCACCGCGCCGCCGAAAGCCGCAAAATCGTGGTCAGCCTCTTTTGTCGCCCGCGTGAATAGTGACTTGCGGTCATACATCGCGCGGCGCTGAATGGTTGTCGCCTTTTCCAGCCACTTATCGCCATCATGGTTTTCCGCGCCATCATCATCATGGCCCGCGCGCGTGTGAAACCACGGCTGACCCTTGGGCCGCAACATGGAACCCAGAGAGTTTCCCAAATCACGCCGCACCATTGCGGGATAGCCAGTTGTCAGGTGATCCGCCCAATCCGCGCCAATAGATCGCACGACAGTGAAGTCCGCACGTTCGGGATAGAACTGATCGGCAATCTCCTGATTGCGGCTATCCAGTGGGGCCTTTTGCGAGAACAGCGTATCCCCGCGCGTGATGATGGATCGAGCGTCGGAATGCATCAGCCGCCCAGCGTTTCCCGGCCACCTGCCGAAAGAATGGTAGACGCGGCACCGCTCGACTTGGTTTCGGTTGCAACGCGCTTGCGCCGCGCTGCCGTGGTTGCGGCTTCATCGGGCAATGGGGCTGGCGGCTCAATCGCGGGCATCTTCGGAGTGCTGAAAAGTTTAGCCACTGGTGTATCCTTTCGGTTTGCGCGCATCATAGCGCGGAATTATCAACGTGTCACGCCGTCAACGTCGCCGTGCATTGGCGTGGCTTTGATTGATCGTAATTGGGCGCTTTAAGCTGCCACCAGCCCCGGAAAACTTACGCCATTGATTGCCGTGGGTTTGAAGCTTAGGCCCGTAAGCGTTTGCCATCACCACAGCATCGCCTTTGTCTGGTGATCGTCCTAGGCGGGCAACTACATCATCTTTACTTTCGACCTTCACCCCGCGCGCGGTGATTTCATATCGTGGGGCTGTTAGATCGCTGATCAGTTCAGGATCATCTGGCAGCGCGATATGCGAACCGCCATCCTGCGCCGGGTCCAAGGCTTCCCGCATCTGCCAATAAATCTGCGACCGCTTGTTGAAGAACCCGAACTGCC